TAATCGGGATTGCTATTTGGTTTTATAAAGATTGGGAGTTTCAGAAATCCGAAAACGTTCGTCAAACCGAAAATTTTAGGCAAACACAAATCGAAGATAGCCTCCGTTATGCTCAGTATTCCATGCGTCCGGAGGAGATAGAAAACCATCTGCAGTATAAAGATCCGGAGCTTTTAAAAAAACTGGAAAACAATAGTATTAAAGTATCTCGGATAGAGTCGATTATCTCTCATTATTTGAAGTACCAGGATGATACTTTACGCTCTACAGATATCACTCGAATTGTATCTGCAGTGAGAAACAATATTCCAACGACTATGCCTTTTAAAGACAGTACCGGCTGTTTAAAAATATCCGGTAATATCCGATACGAAAATGATTCACTGAAGCTCGATGTCTTGAAAAGAGAATTTTCAGGTAAAACACAAGCCGTTGCCTATTCCGAAAGAAAACAGTGGAAGTTTTTGTTTATTAAATCCCGTTTCCTTGGCAAAAAACAAATGACGGCCAAAGTGTTCGATGAATGCGGAAATAGTCAGGTAGTGAAAATTGATAAAAAGAAAGACTAATGGAAGGAAAATTAAGAACACTGCAACTAAAAAAAGCAAACCTTTTATTGCAAATGGAATCGTTATCATCGGTTAACGAATCAGCATACACGCAACTCGGTAAAGTAGAGTTTGAATTAAAACAAACCGAAAAACAAATTGTTAGAGAATCAAAAAACCACCTCGATGAAGAGTAAAATTTTACGCATCAAATCATTTCCAACAACATGGAACGAACTTTCTCCGGATCAATTGGAGAAGGTGGCTAAATTATTCCATGGCAAACCACCCGGACTAAAATTTGAAGGGAAGTTGTTTCGGATATTGGTTGGTTATCGTTGGTGGCAAATCGGGAGAATGTTAAAAGCTCGATTTATTCTTTCTCAGGTGCCAATGAGTATTCTTCGCGGTCATTTTGAATTTATATACAAAGAAGTGAAACGGACTTCTTTTGTACCAACCATTACGATAGGAAAGGTTGTGTATTATGCTCCAATGGACAGAATTTCAAATCTTACTGTCAACGAATTCTCTGTGGCTGACGATTTACATATTGCGTTCCGGGAATCAAAAAACATTGAATATCTGCATTACTTGGCAGCGGTACTTTATACTCCGGAAACGGAACCGCGCCCAATGTTTGACAAAAACAATTTGCCACACAAAGCAGATAAGTTTAAGAAAGTACCACTCAAAAAGTTGTTAGCTATGGAGTTGGCATATATGGGTTGTAAAAATCACATTGCGAATAAGTACAAACGCGCTTTCCCGAAAATGAATCCGGAATCGCAAAAGAAACCAAGCAAAAAGCAAAGCTTCGGGAAAGTGATCCGGAAAATGACACAGGGTGACCTTTCAAAATTGGAAGCGATTAACAATGTAAATGTTTATGTTTTCATGGATCAATTCGAAGAAGACTTAACTCCAAAAAAGAAATAGTATGTCAAGAGTTATCACACACGCATCATTGGTGAAATTCCACCGTGATATTGCAACCGCTCATTTAGGGATTAACGGGTTTTACCGATTTAACTGGAATGAAATAAACGGGCAATTTCGTTCGGGTATCGGAGTCCCGGCATTGCTTTTGGAAAGCCATAGTTTCGATATGGAAAATCAAAGCAAAACATCAAATTTTAAAAACAACCGGGTTTCGTTTATGGTATTGAATTTCACCGGGAAAGCAGATGCCTACGATAAGCAGGAAGAAGTTTTGGATAATTTGGAAAATGTGGCCATTGATATCATGGCTTATTTGGTAAGTCAGCACAAGGATAAAGATTCCTTCTTGTTTGGGAAACTCGATGTCAATTCGATGGAGTGTGAAAAGGTAGGACCTGTTTTCGATAATATGTATGGTTGGAATGTTATATACTCCCTTAAAAATCACGAGCCATTATGTTATGAACCTGATAAATGGGATTGGACAGCAGTAACTACTTAATCAAAAACCGCTCTTTTGAGTGGTTTTTTTATGTCCTATTTTTTGAAGAATTACGCACTTAACTTCGTTAAAAAATACAACAATGTCCAGCGCAATCGACTTATATAATTTGGAAAAAGCAGTAGCAAAAGAAGCTACGAGTTCGTTGAGAAAAGCGTTTCAAACGGCGATTAACAGAACTACTACTCGCAGGACTGGTGAAGCCGCAAAGTCCGCAAATTCTAGGGCGGTTTTTAAAAGTGATAGGCTTCAAAGGGTAACCTTGAAAGCTCCCCATTATATTTTTAAACAGCATTATGGTTTTGAAGGTACTAAATCAAACGGTGTAAACATGCGCCTTAGAGCTACGGATGTTCTGACTATTGCGGTAGAGAAAAGCGGAGTCTTAAACACATTAGCGGATAAAATAGCCGATATCAGAGGCTCTCAAATTATTACTGCTATAAACTTCAGTAAAAATGGCAAATAGAAAAGAAATCCCGAGAGAGTTATCCATTTACATTAATGATCGTCAGGTAGTAAATTCACTTGGCGGTATTAATCGTGAAATCTCGAAGGTGAATAATGAAATGCGAAATCTGAATAAAAATTCAGCTTCGTATGATGAAGACCTACAACGCTTACAAAAAGACCTTGCATCGCTTAAAGACAGTCAGGCTGCTTTCAAAGAAGAAATTTACGAAACAACAGAAGCCACTTCAGCGGTTAGGGAGGGTTTTACAAAAATGTTTTTAGGATTCACTTCCGGTAATTTCGATTTAGTAAAAGAAGGATTCTCTGGAGTTAAGGATTCTATGGGAGGAATGACAAAAGCGGCTTTAACTTTTGTTGCTTCTCCTGTTGGGTTATTAATGGCCGGATTGGCTGGATTGTTTGCCGGAGCCAAAGCGGTTTTTGATTACAATCAAGGATTACAGGAATTCAATAGTTTACTTTCTGCATTGGGAGTAAATGCCAAAGATATTTCAGCAGTACGTTCCGAAATTCAAGCCACTGCCGACACGTTTGGAAAAGAGTTTGGAGATATAGCCAAAAAAGCCGATTCTTTGGCTGAAAGTTTCGGGATTTCCATTTCCGAAGCCAATCAGATTATTGCAGAAGGTTTGGCAAACGGAGGAGCACAAAATGAAGAGTTTCTCGATAGTTTAGGGGAATACGATGTTTTCTTTTCTCAGGCCGGATATTCCGCAAAAGAATTTACCGACATTCTTAATGCCGGTTTCGATGTTGGTATTTACTCAGACAAACTTCCGGATGCTTTAAAAGAAGCCGATTTATCATTAAAAGAACAAACCAAATCGACTCGAGATGCATTGGTTAACGCTTTTGGAGCTTCATTCACTGATGAAATTCTTGGTAAAGTAAAATCGGGTGAAATCACAACCAAACAAGCTTTAGAAGAAATTGCGAAAAAAAGTCAGGAAGTTGGATTGTCTCAGCAGCAAAACGCACAATTAACAGCCGATGTATTCCGTGGAGCTGGTGAAGATGTTGGAGGAGCTTTAAAGATATTTGAAGCAGTAGCGCAATCTACACAACGTGAAATGTCTGAATCTGCAAAAGCAGCATTGGAGCTTAAAGATGCCAACGAAAGGCTAAATAAAGTACAGGCTGAACTTTTTGAAATCTCAGGGTTTAGTGATATTTGGACAGGAATTAAAACAAGTGCAACCTTGGCTCTTGTTACTGTTTTAGAATACATCGCTGATGTTAAAAAAGATATTCAACCATTGATAGATTTGGTTGGGGTTGTTTTTGCGAATGCATGGGAACATGTGAAATTTGTCTTCGTTAGTGCGTTTGAGATTATTGGAGGGACATTTAAGATTATTGGAACCCTTATTAAAACGTGGGTACAATTCTTTAAGAAATTATTCGAAGGCGATGTAAAAGGCGCGATTCAAGTTGTCGCTGATGGTTTTATAAATATGGGTAAAATCATAGCCAATATTTTTATTGGTTTAAAAAACAACATCCTAACATTTCTATCAAATATTGTGTCAAATATAGCCCCAATGTTGGAAGCATTAGGCTTGGATGTTGACAAAATAAAAAAGAAGTTAGAGAGTTGGAAGTCTTCAAAATTTGAGATAAAAGGAAGTGTAAATATCGAAGAAACTACCACTTCTACAAAACCAAATGATGATTTTAAACCTAAGGGTGACGGCGGTACTTCTGCCTCAGATGAAGCCAGAAGAAAAGCAGCAGAAGAATCAGAGAAAGCAAGAAAAAAAGCCGAAGCGGATTCCGAAAAAGCCAGAAAGCAAAAGCAAAAGGATGACGATGATGCAATGAAAGCGCAAGCGGACCGCGCTAAAGCGTTGGCTGCTGCAATGGCACGTTTGGGTAAAGCAGAGCTTGACAATTTCCTTTCAAACAACCGTTCCAAACTTGAGGGAATAAAACAACTCACTCCGGAGCTTATAGCCGAGGAAACGAAAAGGCTTGAGGCTATTAAAACTAAGCAGTTAGAGGCATTAGCTATCGAAGATAAAAATAAAAGAGAGCAGGCATGGTTAGCTAGAAAATCCGACGAGGAGTTTACAGAACTTAAGAAAGCTTTTGATTTAGAATATCTAACAGATAAACAAAACTTAGAACTCGAATTTCAAAAAAGCACCGATGCGTTAAAAGCAGAATACGAAGAAGAGCAAAAGATATTAAAAGCCGAGCAGTTGGCTCTTGAAAATGAATTGGCACTCGCTACCGCCGATGGTAAGTTTGAAGAAGACAGGATTAAGGAGGAACAACGACTTGCTACTGAAATGGCTCGGTACAAACAGTTGCTTGCTGATAAAAAAATAACGCAGGAACAGTATAATGCTTTTGAGACAGCAGCAAAAGAAAAGAGTGCTCAGGCTCAGGAACAGATAGAAGTTCAAAAAGCGGCTACTGTCATTGGGGCGTTAAGTTCAATGTCTGATGCACTTACTGCTGTTTTTGGACAATCAAAAGAATTAGCTTCCGCACAGGCTTTCATTAACGGAGCTTTGGCGGTTACATCTATCTGGTCAGCCGCGTCAATGGGTAACCCGATTTTAGATTTTGCAGTGAAGACAGCTCAGACGATTGCGGTTGCAGCAACGACATTTAAAAACATTCGGGATATCAACTCCGCAAAACCTCCAAAAAAACCAAAGTTCTTTTATGGTGGTTCCACCGGTTCCAACCCGGCGTTGGGTTACGATGAATTTGGACCGGTAACTGGTGTTGTGCATCAAAACGAATATGTTATTCCCGAAGCAATGACTCAAAATCCAAGGTATGCCAATACAATTGCATGGTTGGAGAATGAGAGAACAGGAAAGTTACGCAAGTTTGCTGATGGTGGCGGAACTACACCTGGTGCAATACCGCAAATGGCATCCGGTGGAGCAGACATGCAAATGTTTACTGAAATAATGATGGCGCTTAATGCAACATTACAGTCGGGTATTGTCGCAAAAGCACACATCGGTTATGAAGACCAAATCAAACTGAACAATTTAGGCAGCGATTTAGAACAATCTGAACAAAACGGAATTTTATGATACAAGTAATACAGGCACCATTAGAAAATTCATTGTTACTTGATGGTAACAACACGCTTATTAAAGTTAAATCTGACCGAGGAGCGGGTTATTATTTCCGGACAAAGATTTACATCGACAATGTGCTTTTTGACGAACAGGGATGGTCAAGAATCGACGATGAAGTAGCAACTAAGGATTTACTTAATCTTTACCGTGCTTATTTCAAACCGATTTTTTTAACCGGTATTTTCAATGGGATTACCGAGCAAACCCATTTGATAAGAAAAGTAAAAATTGAAGTCAGTGAGTATAAACTGGAAGACGATTCACTGGAAGAAACGGTAACTTTGCCAGAATACTTCATAATGTACTCCAATAAACCATTTTCTTTTGATGATTCGGTGAGTTATAGATTACTTGAAGAAAACTCGGAAGTTTCAATGATGCCAATAAATGGTAAAATTTCAATTCCATTTTACAACAAAGGAGAAGTCGACAATGTTACTGTTAAAATTCAAAAGCAAGACATGACCATTGTTGATTCTTATACAACTGCTCCCCATACAGACAAAAAGGTTTTTCTTTTCAATTATGATTTAGCTGCAGCTTCATTAAGTGAGAACGATCTTTATCTGAAAGTTATTTTTGAAAAAGCAGGTGTTAAGTCTGAAAAGCTAATCAAATTGTATCACCTGCCGTCACATCAGGTGCGCCAATTGAGTATTTTATCATTGTTTGGATTCTATAAGAATATTTATGTTGCGGGTGAACTTGAAGCGGAAAATTCATATAAGTATGAGGATTACACAGACGCTCAGGGTCAGGATGTAATGTATGAAGTGAATTCGGAAACAGAATTTTCTTTGAATACTGGTAATCTTTTGTCGAACGAAAAAGATATTGTTCATCAGATTTGCACATCATTAGATATAAGATTCTTCTTTGAGGAAAATTTTCTAAAGGTGATTTCAAAAACCGCTAAAAACCTATTTTTTAGATCAAAAAAGCATTTGTATAATACAGAGCTGAAATTGAAAAGTAAGGCGAAGCCGTGGATTGATAATTTATTGGAGGTGAATTTATCGATTATGAATTCGTTTGAAATTTCGGTAACTGAAAATGTTTTAACTCCTATTGATAAGGCATTTATTTTGTCTCATTTTAGCGGTGGAACTCCTGTAAAAATTAGATTCAAAGAATTAGGTCAGGGAGAACTAAAAATAGTGACCACAACCGGTGATGTTGTGATGGTTGAAAATGATGAATATGTGTTGGCTGATGTTTTAGGATTTTCATATAATTCAGGAGATATTCCTTTGGCGAGTGGTTCCGTTCATACTTCGGTTAAAATTTCAATCAATGATGGTTTCTGGTCTAACTTCGGAACAATGGGCATAACTATTATTGAAGAAGAAGCCGTGCCTCCTTTGGAAACGCCACAAGTGAACTATAACGATATTCAAATATTAAGAGATTCGTCAGGAAACGGAACGCATACAATTGTTGCCGGGTTCTTTCAAAACTATATATTTCACTTCACAGATCCTGACCATCCGTACACCGTACTTTGGGAAATTGTAGGAACGCCAACGGGCGTTACTTTGGTAAATGAAACAACTGCTTATCCAACAATCAACACTACATCAGCTTCTCCTGATAGTTTTCAGATAAAAGTAACTGCCACCTGTGAAAACGGATTTGATGATCAGATTGTGAACGTTAATCAGTTTGATGAAACCATTAAACTTGAAAGAACCTATTTCAGTAAATATTTCACAAGCGGAGGCGGTTGGTTAAGTGGAACTCAAATTGTAGATTCGGCATATAAAATTATCAACGGAGTTCCGGGAACAACAATTGATATTGTCTATTCGGCAAATTGGGTTTTTGGGAATCCAAACTATGTTATCGGTGTTGACTACGGACTTTCTTCACAATTCTTGTTGCCATATCATGGAGGTTATTCAGTAACCAAAACATTTAATTCTTCCGGTGAGATTATTATTCCGATTGTGAAATTATATTCTCATACTGGGCTTATTTTAAATACTTATTGGGATAATGTATCTGCAACCATTCATATAAGTAACAACGCATCCGGAATGATTGATATTGCAAACTCACAATTTTCTTTAAGAAGCTAATGAAAAGGATAAAAATTTTAAAAAACGGAATATTTTTAGACATCGTCAAACAGACGATGTCCTTAAAATATGAAAACAATGCTCTTTCCACAGATTTTAAAGGAAACTATTCGTCGTATCCTTTTTTGATATTGGAGAATGATAATACAAAAAAAGCATTAGGACCTTCTGATATTACCTCAATTAACAAACAGAAAACAATCGATGTGTCAGTTTTTTTTGCCGGAGATAAATATTTTGGGAAACTGCAGGTCTTGTCATTTTTACCCGGATTTAGAAAATGCAATCTTAAATTTTCATCAAAAATTATTGAAATAACATCAACGAAGATTAGTAAGTTCATGCCTGTTGTTTCAGTGATACCTGGTGAAACAAATCCGGTACCGTATGCAGAGGAAATCGACGATTATTTGCCAGGGGTAGAATATTGGGAAACATATCCTGTTCCTTTCATTTCTCAAGGATGGCCAGATGTAAAATGGCAATTCCCGGCATATAATTACGGTCCAACAAATGTGTTCGGCTTGGGGTTAACTACTTTTTTATTGAACGAAACGATATTGGATGGAGATGAAACAGTTGCTTTAAATAAAAACCGACCACACCCGCATGTCTATCTTTTGTCACCTATATTTTATGCATTAGAAACAATAGGTTATAAAATGGCCGGCTCATTTCCGAATCATCCATTTATACAAAGATTATTACTGCACAATGCAAATAACAACACCAGTAAAACACTTGCAAAGTATCTTTTGGGTAATGTTGATTGGACTACTGTAGATTGGGAGCCTTTTTCGGACATAGCTTTAAGCGAACAAAAAAGAATCGAATTCCCGATAGATCACGCAGGGACTTATGTAATTCATATTGAGTTGCACGAAGTACCTCCTTATGTGTTAAACGGGCCTTTTTCTACAGGCTTCCTTTCAATTGATGCGGGACCTACTTTTTACACGTCTTTTGACCCGGTTATTCAGGAGCCGGATGAATATACGAGAATCATTGATTTTCAATTTGAAGCGGATTCTTCTCTTGTTGGATCAAATATTACTTTTATATGGCGAAGTTCTGTTCATAGGGTTCCGGAGCATTTAATTACAGTGAATTACAAAAAATCCGCTGAAATCATGTTTATGCATCCAACTATTGAGCTTGGCAGATATGTGCCGGATTGGCTTTTTGGGGATTATATCAATCAAATTAAAAACCTTTTTAATTTAAAGGTTAGAGTTGATGATATTCTTCAGACAATGTATCTCGATTTTAATGAGGAAGTTACAGAAAATGAATTGGTTGAAATTGTAAAATCAAGCCATAAAGTCCCTGAATATGATAATTCAGAAAATGAGCAATTTGTATTCAGGTATGAAAACGATAAAGATGATTTTGTAAGCGTTTCAAATAAATCCGGAACTCTTGTTAATGAAATGATAAACTCCGAATTCACAAAGGATTATAAGACAAAGTTTAAATACATCACTGTATCGGATTCGTTAGGTCCTTTGCTTAATGACGAGGAAGAAGAGAAGCCGGGCATTGGTTTGTTGATTTATGACCCTGTAAACAAGCCGTTACCACAGCACAGTTATGGTGGCATCACCTTAAACCTTTCAGGTGCTGATGGTATTGTTAGAACATTTTGGAAGAACTGGACAAAAGCGAGATTAAATGCTTCGAGAACCAAAATAGAAGGTTATTTTACAGAAACAGAACTTGCGAAGATCATTAAAGCTTCAGCAATCTATATCGACAATCAGTTGTATAGAATAGTTACTGTCAATTATACCGAAACAACGCAGCTCAACTATAAAATTTCAGCAGAAATAGAAAGTTGGATATATTAAAAAAAGCCTCTCAATCGAGAGGCTTTTCGCTTAGTATTTCATCCATGTTAAAAATCTGGTCGTTTTTGATGCTTTCCACAATATGTACATATATCATGGTTTCATCAATCTTCGAGTGCCCTAATATTTTTTGCAGCACTTCTACACGGCCGCCGGCTATAAGAAAGTTTGTTGCAAAGGTGTGTCTGGCCACGTGGAAAGAAACCTTCTTTGTGATTTTTACGATTTTGCAGATGTCCTTTAGAGTTCGGTTTATGTACTCACCAGTGAACTCACCTTTGAAAAAGCTATCATCGGAGATAAATTTTTTTGCTGAATCGTTCAATACGACACGCTGCACTTTGTCAGTTTTTTGAGCTACAAATACAATGTAATCACCAATAATACTTTCGCTGTCCAGTTTCATTACATCGGAAATCCTTAATCCTGTAAAGCAGGAAAAAAGGAATTTTGACAATATTGACTTGTGTGTGTCATTAATCCACTTACTGCTCCAATACTCAAACAGACTATTTATTTCTTTGTAGTCTAAGAATGTGCGTTCTCCTCTAAAATTCGTAACCGTAATATCTTCGTGAGATAGGTTAGTTCGGATTCCTCGTTTTTCGGCAATATGCAGGTACTTTTTAAAGTTTTTTGCAAAGGTGGAGACAGTAGATTTATTGTTTTTTCTTTTCACTTTTAAATAAATCAAAATCTCCTGGAATAGTTCTGGATTGATTTCATAAAAATACAACCGGTCTTTAAACTCTTTCAGCTTGTTTAAGGCCGAAGTTTGCTGTCTATGAGTTCCCGGTTTAATAATATCCTTTTGACGCGTCAGCTCCTCCTCCCAAAATTTTATGAAATCAATGAATGAGGTAGGATTGTCTAATTCGTATATAAGCTTATCCATATTCAACGTCACTCCTGAAAGACGATAATTCACTTCAATTACATTTATGTCTGACAGCTTCTTCTCAATGAGCAAATTCAAATCCTTATACATCGGATGCTTAGTGGATATCCTTTGTTTCTTTTTATCGAAGTTCTCCGGCTTGACAGCGATGTTTAGCGGAATTCTTTTTCGCTCCGAATTCAGGAACATTTGAACAAACAGTGCACAGGTTCCGTCCTGTCTTTTGTAGTCGTCTTTAATTACGACTTTGTACGTTAGCTTCCCATCCATTTTTATTGGGTAGTTTAGTGGGTAGTTTTGGAAGAATTTTACCGAGTTCATCATACTTATATTTTTTAGATATTTCCCTAAAATGCTAAAGGCGAACAGCTTACCGTGATTGGTAAGCTGTTCGCCTTAAAAATTATAATGTTTTGTGACCTCGACAGGATTCAAACATAGCCCTTAATTGGTTGATAATCAGATTTGTTTTTTTGTTGTGGGTATTTTGTGGGTATCGCGCTCAATGATTCGGCTTAATTTTACAATCATTTCACTGTCCGATTCTCCAATAATAATTTGAAGTTCTACTTGATTTTCTTCTTCATTTTCCATGATTGCTTGTTGCTTTTTTTATAATGTTTAAAATTTTTTCTATTGATTCGGGATATTCTAAGTATTTTAAAAAAAGTTGGAAACCAGCATCTTTTTCTCCGTATGTAGGAAAAGGTTCATTTGAAAATAATAAACCTCCTGCTGAATAATCTATTTCAATTGGACCTTTACCAAAAATAACCCAATTCATATTCAAATTTGGATATGCTTTTGCTACTTGCTTTAGAGTGTTTAACCCAATTTTTCGGCCTCCTGTTATAATTTGATGGAAAGAATTGTATGAAATATCATTTTCGATACAAAATTTTCTTATGCTAATTCCTTTTGATTCAAGGAATTGCCTTAATCTTTCTCCCTCTTCATTCATAGATTTAAAAAAATATGTAGTTTTTTGATTGTATATCTCATAAAATGTATATATGTTTGTAATAGTAAACTAATAGCTAACTAATAGTAAAAATAGAACAAAAAAATTTAACAGAAATAGTGCTTTTCTATGATAACAGTTGCGCAAAGAAATAAGATAAAAAAAGTACTCGGAAACCGCTATTCTAAAAGGGTTCAGGTGCTTTTGAATGAGAAAGGAATCTTTAACAAGAAAGATGAGACGTATAGTATCGCATATATTTCACACGTTTTTAACGGTAGAAATAGTGATGATCGCATTGAAAAAGTAATTTTTGAATTGTATCAAAAAGTGAGAGATGAACAATCAGAAATGCGTATAGAGAAAAAACAAATTTTAGAAAACAAAAAACCCGAAGCGGTCACTTCGGGTTCTTAATTATTAACCTTTAAACGAAAAGATTAACGTTATGAGCGACAAATCTACAACAATTGGTGTTATCCACCAAATTCCTGCCGGAATGCTATCGGATGATAAACGAACCGAAATTTTCGGAGATCGTCAAACTAAAAAAACTTATTTCATTTCAGAAGGCATTACTTCTCCATTCGAGAAATTAAACTGCCACAAAAAAGCACTCATTTTTGAACAACTTCTTGATGATGATGTGGCTTTAAACGACTTGAAGCATTTACCTCAAGATGAAGCTTTATCAAAATTCGCATTTTGTATATACGGTGCAGCTGATCATATTCCTGATTTTGATGAAAAAGGGAATTTAAATCAATCCGACAATTTTTTATGTTCAAACAATTGCACCTGTATTAAATGGAAATCCAAAAATATTACTGTTGATGGTAAACCGCTAACCAAAAAGCAAATCGAAATAGTAACGCTATTGGCTACCGATTTAGCCGACAAACAAATTGCCGACAAATTAGGAATTACCCAAAGTACACTCGACAGCCATAAAACAAAAATTTTCGAATTGTTTGGAGTTCATGGCAAACCTGGTCTTATCACTAAAGCTATTAACCAAAAAATAATCCAGTAACATGAGTACAACTATAACACTTACCGGACCACAGGCTTTATCAGAATTGAAACAATATTATCCTGAAACATGGCCAGTTGAAATTTTAAGAGGAAAAAGTATAATTAATGGAGCTATGAAAACTTTTGGTATGCCGATGTTTGAATCGGTTAGCAAATGGCTGAAGAAAACCGGTGCGACAAAAGATAATCATGCAATTATAGCAGCGCTTCATATAATGCTATCAGAACAAAACCTATCCAAAAAACTTAAAGAAGTAGATTATGAAATTGAGCAATTCGTCAACCAAGCGTTCGCACTCGAAAAATCAGAAAATTTCTCCACAAAAGAATCCGGTGAACTCAGGATTTTTTACACGACAAAGCAGACTGAATTACAGCAACGTCGCATCGAACTCATTAACAGCTTCGAAGTTATTGGAGCCGAGCCGGTTAAAAAATCAATGTTTGCCAGTTAATAATTCAGGGATTACGATAGAGGAGTATTTCAATAAATATTTAAAGAATAGCTAATTTTCATGTACAAAGAATCAACCATAGACCACGTAAGAAACGCCGATATAGTTACAGTAGTAATGCACTACTGCGAGTTAAAACGTGCCGGTTCTTTATTCGAAGCTAAATCTCCATTCAATCCAAACGATAAAACTCCATCGTTTAAAGTTTCTCCTGTAAAAAACAACTTCGTTTGTTACAGCACCCAAAAGAAAGGTGATGCCATTAAATTCGTAATGGAAAAAGAAAACTGCAATTTTGTTGAAGCAGTTGAAAAAATAGCAGGCATTTGCGGGATAGTATTGGAGAAGGAAGAAGTTACTGAAGAAGTTAAAAAGAAGCAATCTGAAAAAGAGGAGCTTTTTAAATTAATGGATTGGGCCGCTAAAAAATATCAAAAATCATTACACTCTCTTCCTGCTGATCATTGGGCGAAAAAAATGATTTCAGATCGTGAAATCAACGAAGAAACGTTACTCACTTTTGGTATTGGATTTGCGCCTGATGAATGGAAATTTTTAACCAACACGATTATTGAGCACGGTAAATTAGAGCCTGCAAAAACCGCGGGTATTGTTGGAACTAAAGATTCAAGTGCTTTCGATTTGTTTAAAAACCGCCTTATTTTCCCAATTGAAGACATTAATGGAAATATTATTGGATTTGGTGGTCGATGTTCTGACGATGATCCGGCAAAAGACTCCGGTAAGAAATATATTAACTCAAAAGAAACGGTTATTTACAGTAAAAGCCGTTCACTTTATGGAATTTTCCAAGCGAAAAATAGTATTTCAAAATCGAAAACCGCCATTTTGACCGAGGGTTATACAGACGTTACGGCAATGCATCAAAACGGATGTGATAACACGGTTTCTTCTGGTGGAACGGCTTTAACTGATGAACAATGTAAATTAATCAAGCGAATTGCCGCGCATGTTATTATTTGCCGTGACAATGATGGCTACGATGATAAAGGGAATCCTAAAGCAGGATTGAAAGCCGCTCTCGAAGACATTGATAAATTATTGTTTAACGGATTGAAAACTTCGGTTTGCGTATTTCCTGAAGGAGAAGATCCTGATAGTTTTTCAAGAAAAATAGCAAAAGAAAAAATTGTATTTGGAACGAAAAACCGACTTCCTGTAAGTTATGAGTCAATTTCAGAGTACGTGCCGCAAAACGCGCAGGATGCCGTTTTATGGAAAACCACATTTTTGCACAATCAGGCAGCCAATGACCCTGACAAAATCTCAGAATCGGTTACTGCAGTAGCTAAAATGCTTTTTCAGATAAAAGACGATATCAAGCGCGGAGTTTATATGAAAGATTGTGCTAAAATTTTAAAGCAGCCAATCAAAAATTTAAAGGAAAGAGTAGAGGATTTAACAGAAATTGCGTTAGAAAATGCTGCTTCTGAAAATAAAAAAACAGGAACCACGGCCGAGGATTTAGGGTTACCTATTGGTGCCGATTTTGAAGAATTTAAAGATTTTCGTTATTGTACAATAGGGAATTCGTGTTGGTTTCAAAGCCGAAACGGAAATTTTTTCAAAGGCACAAATTATAGATTAACGCCTCTTTTCCACGTTTACGGAAAAAGCGACAATAAGCGTTTGTGTGAGGTGGTTAATGAGTCAGGCGCAAAAAAACTGATAGATTTCGATAGTACCGATTTCGTTTCCAGAAATAAGTTTGACGAAGCATTGATAAACGAAGGTTTCTTTGTGAATTTAGAGAATTTTTCTGCAAAAGAATTCACCTTGATGCGTAACAGAATCCTATCGGACTTTGTAATGGCTTTCGAATTGAAAACGTTAGGATGGCAGAAAGAAGGTTTCTTCGCTTTTGCGAATTGTGTTTGGGTTAACGGAATTATGAAAGAAGTAAATCAATACGGAATCGTTCAGGTTGAAACTGATAAAAAGGAGTCTTCAGAATATTTCGAAGAAGTAAAACATTACTATTCACCGTCCTTTTCTGAAATATACAAGCACACCCGAGACGATGATGATCCGTATGAAAATGACAGATACTTTGTGTTCAAAAAATCCCCAACCACATTAACATCGTGGATGAAACAAATGCAGAAAGTTTACGGTAAAAAAGCAATTACCGGAATAGCTTTTATCATCGCTTCAATGTTCCGGGATATTTACATAAAGCGTTACCAGTTCTTCCCTCATTTGTTTTTGACTGGAGAGAAGGGTTCGGGTAAATCAAAGTTTGGTGAATCGTTAGTGGCCATGTTCACTTATAAGCAAGAACCGTTCGATTTGAACTCAGGAACTCCGGTTGCTTTTTACAGAAGATTGTCCAGAATTATGAATGCGCCTACAATGTTGGAGGAGTTCCATGACAATGTTGAAGATAAAATCTTCCAATCTTTAAAAGGTGCGTATGACGGGCGTGGTCGTGAAATGGGTAAAGCCTCCGGTGACAATAGAACCACCACAACAAAGGTGAACAGTTCGCTTATTATTTTGTCACAGTATTTGTCAAGCCGGGATGATAACTCATTGACTTCCCGTTCCATAATTGAGCATTTCATTAAGCCACAAGAAAGCTTCACTAATGAGCAATTACAGGAATACAGCCAACTGAAAGCGTGGGAAGAAGAAGGATTATCCAGTATGCTTATTGATATTCTTCAGCACCGTAAAGAAGTAGAAGAAAAGTTGCATATAACGTATGCTGAAATTAACAAGCAACTGAAAAAAGAACTTCTGGGAATCGAATATCAGGAACGTATGCTTCAAAACTACGTGGCTTTATTGGCACCAATGAAACTGCTTCAAAATGCATTGGATTTTCCGTTTACCTACGAAGACATGCAGGCGCAATTTAAAGAGGCAATTATCGATAGTTCCGACCTTATTGTAGAATCGGAAGGATTGGCAGAATTCTGGAGAACATTGGAATATTTATTGGACCGTCAGCCTTACCCGCTTTTGGTTCGAGGTTCCCATTTCGTTATCGATACTTTTCCAAGTTTATCACTTCAAACCCGAAAAGGAGAAAAGGACAATGCTTGGGTCAACAAAGACAGAAAGAAGCTTCTTATGCTTCGTTTGAATGCTGTTCACCAATTGTATCACAAAGAGGTTTCAAGTCGCGAAGGAGTAGCGGTTATTACGGAAAACACACTTCGTAATTACTTCAAATCGAAGAAGTATTTCATTGGAGCCGTAAAATCACACCGATTTGATGATACCAGTACATCTGCTTATGTTTTTGATTACTCGATGATGGAAGCTGGAGGAATACTGAACTTGGAGCGTGTTAAAAAGGAAAAAGAAGATTCAACTCCTGATAATAGCAACGATGATCCGGATTTGCCGGATTGGTTAAAAAAGTAGTGTTATGGCAATAGTAAAGGCAGAAATACGAAAAGCAACGAAGAACGATTTCTTTGAGCTGAATGATGAACCAAAATTCGGAACAGTTTTTTTTCTTATGAATTCAAACGGTGAAATCGAACAGCAACCATACTATTTCACTCACCATACCGATAAGGCAGATTTTAAAAAATGGTATGTAAACAAGCAATTATATGTTTTCTCGAGGCCTTACGAGGAAATGGAAATAATAGAAGAATAATCAATAATTAATTTAATAATCATGTCAGACAAAAATCAAAAACCGGAAGAGGCTAAGAACCAAACCAAAGCGAAAAAACACCAGGTGTTTGTTTCGGGAGAATTAAAATTTGAAACCGATAAAAAAGGGGATGCCTTAACCGAAGCTTACAAGCATCAGGAAGAAAGAGCCACGCCAATTGAAATCGTCCATCACGATACACAAAAAGTAACGCTTATGGAAATTGGGCGTTACGAAAAGAATTATCGTGTAAAATCGGGTGACTATGCAAAGTTTGCAGAAAAACAACCCGTAAAAGAAGCGGTCACTTCAGAAGTAAAATAAACGGCAATTTGCCAACCCACGGCTCCGATTAAATGGATTGGGGAATTCAGGAGCCGTGGTTAACCTTTAAAACAACGTTATGAAAATTAATCACGATCAATTTATTACAAGAATCCTTTGGTTCTCAATAGGATTTACAGTGGCAGTAATGCTTTTTATAGTAACCCTTTACATCTTGTTTTGCTATGAAATTTAGACCGATATTATTCAGTACAGATATGGTTCAGGCAATTTTGGACGGTACCAAAACACAAACCAGAAGAGTTTTGAAGCCACAGCCAAACGAAAAATTCAAAGAATACCCGACCATTGATTTTTGTGATTTTTCAAATAATGAATGGCATAATATATATGCTTCATTTGAAGATGAAAACGAATTTCATAATGTGATTAGCCCATTAGGAAAAGAGGGGGATATTCTTAGAATCATTGAAAAGAAAGGAGGTTCAAATATTTACCTTCAAATTAAAGATATCAGGGTTAATCGATTACAGGATATATCAGAAGAAGATGCTGTATCTGAAGGAGTTATAAAATTACAAAACGGAAGTTATCGCAATTATCACGACAAAAAAAGTGAGTCAAATTATATGTTTTCAAGTTCGGCAATACCTTCTTTCCAAACATTATGGTCCTCGACAAAGGGAGAAGAGTCTTGGTATTCAAATCCTTGGGTTTGGGTAATCGAGTTTGAACGAATTGAGAAACCTAAATCATTTTAATCATGAAAAAGACACTTACTGAATGGATTGACGAAGACAACAACGTCATTTTTAAAGAAACCATATTAGAGTGCGAACTACCAAGAAAAGGAGAGTTTGTTATATGGATGAAAATGCATTTTGAAATAACATCTATCGAAAGAAATTTTGATCAAAAAAAGAATGTTGTAATGTTGAAAAGGCTTTAACGGATTAGGGCTTTGCGAAGGCAGGGCTTCAAGGCACAAAAGTTCAAATATAGCACAATGTTTAATGGTAGAACAAATGTTCAATAAACCACTAATGCCCTGCTTTTGCAAAACCCTTGTTATGGGCAGTACGGGTATTAACAACGAATTTTAAAATGGAAATAAACAAAATATATAATGAAGATTGTTTGGAAACACTAAAAAGGTTGCCTGATAATTCTGTGGATTTGGTAATAGCTGACCCGCCTTATGAAATTGTATCTGGTGGCGGTGGCGGTTGCTTCGGAGTAGAACAAAGAGATTATCACAAAGGCGTAAAATCTTTAAGTGATGGATTTGAAAACGTAATACTTGACGAATGTAAAAGAGTACTGAAAGTATTCAATTGCTATTTCTTTTGTAGTAAAGACCAAGTATTACAAATATTACTTTGGGGTAAAGAAAACAATATGAATACTGATATACTTTGCTATCACAAGCTAAATCCAATACCTACAACCAACAATAAATATTTATCTGATACTGAATATATAATTTTTATGAGAGGGCAAGGTGCTTATTTAGGTGGCGATTATGCAAGTAAGAAAAAATACTTTTTGCAAAATAACTCTAAAAGTGAATTTGAACACCCAACAGTTAAACCGCTAAACATAATTAGAACTTTGGTTGTAAATTCAAGTAAAGAGAATGATTTAGTATTTGACCCTTTTATGGGAAGTGGAACAACGGCAGTAGCTTGTATAAAAGAAAAAAGAAACTTTTTAGGAAGCGAAATAGATAAAAATTATTATTCAGTATTAACAAAAAGAGTATCAAATGAGCAGTCGCAAACGTCATTGTTTTGATGTCGATAGTATTGCCCATAACGTTCTCGCAGCTTGTTGCAGTTGCAAATTATAAACCTAAAACATTACAAAAATTATGACAGCAGAAGAAGAAACACTTGAAAAGATAAAATATGTATTATCGATGAATAATGATTCACAAGCAAGAAGAATAATCGAACAGTACGGGCATTACAGACACGAACAAGCCTTGCAATTGCAACAAGGTGGTGTTAGCGGTAGTGCTTCTTTAAGAGAGCAATTTTATAAAGAAACAAATATTGCGCCAGTATTTGCTCAAAGAAATCCTTATATTCAATACATTAATTGGTTAGAAGAAAAATTAACATAAAGTTATTTTAGCATTACCGCTAACGTCCCGGTGCTTTCTGTCAGTGGCTTAGAATAAACACTGACCACACCAACACAAAACCACATTAAAATAATTGACGTTTTTCCGAAGGAAAAACTTAACCAAGCCATTGCAGAAAACACTTGTTATCACTTCGGCTTTAAAACACAAACAAATGAGAAAATACAGATTAAAAAAAGAAGCTGTTACCTTTTTTAAAGAAAAATATGCTACTGCAATTTACCCAATAGAAACATGGGACGGATTAGGAATTGACATGGTAGCATTGGAAGAAGTAGAAGACGCTTACTTAGTATTTGGACATGAGAGCCTAAGACCTGATTCAAAATCTTCAAGTTTAGGCGGTTGGGATCAGGAAGGTTCAAGATTTTATTTTACAATTCGTTTTCCAGGCGTGAAATTTGGTGAGCATGACAAATTTAGTAACGGAAAAGTTGTTCGTGAATTGATGAATAAAATTCAAAGAGATATAAATAATTTCTATTCTGATTTTGTTTGCGACAGTATTTCACAAGCTGAGTGATAACGATTATATGTACAAAAAATTCTAAACCACCAATAAATAAACACTATACGCCATGAAAAACTCAAACTTTATACAAAACTATGAGAGAGATTTAAAAGTTAAGAATTACTCTCAGAATACCATTAAAAATTATGTTTCACAGATAAATATGTTTTTGGGCTATTTTAAAGAAAAGGATAGCCCGAAACATATATCTTCAGACGACATAAAAAACTATCTCCTGACCGCGAAAGAAGTCAACAGCCAGCGGCACATGCACTCGGCTATAAAACTGTTCTACAAATTAACTGTGCATCAGCCTAAAAAATTTCAGTTTATAGAGTATTCCCGCCGAGAAAAACGCTTACCAAAGGTTATCGATAAGGATTACATCATTCAACAGATCGGTAAAATTGAAAACACGAAGCACAAAGCAATTATCACACTGACTTTTTCGACCGGAATGCGAGTTTCAGAAGTTTGCAGCTTAAAGATTGAAGACATCGACAGTAAAAGAATGTTGATCCTTATTAAAAACGCGAAAGGAAATAAAGACCGATATGTTCCGTTATCGCCAACCACACTGGAAACTCTTCGGATTTACTTTAAAGACTACCATCCGAAAGAATATCTATTTAACGGCCAATTCGATTTACAGTATTCGCATCGGAGCTGCAACCAGATTGTGAAGAAATATCTCGGCAACGAATATCATTTTCACCAACTTCGGCATTCAAACGCTACAGCTTTGTTAGAGTCCGGAACCGACCTGAGAATCATTCAGAATCTTTTAGGGCACAGCAATGTAAAAACCACGGAAATCTATACGCATGTTTCCGTGAATTCTATCAGCAAGGTAAATACGCCAATCTAAAACACTTTCAAAACCTCGCCTTTAAGCGGGGTTTATTTTTTTTACAGCTACTACTTCGTTTTTTAGCTTTCGTTGGCACACAAGCCGGTTTCCGTCTCGAATAATCCGCTCCTGCGGATTATTAAAACAAATAGCCTCGACAGAGGCGTTCCTTATTATACTCAATCCTAAAACCTATCGTTTCGAAAAATCCCCCGCACCCCCTAAATTGAAAAAATTTTACAAATTTTTTTTTGCGTAAAAAAGAGCGTGCAAAAAGTTCCACAGTTCCACAAATCCACAACTAACTATTTACTATAGATATTATCTATTTGATATATAATAGATTAAGTCTAATTAACTATAGTTGAATATTAAGTAAAATTGTGTGGGAAAGTTGTTGAACTTGTGGAACTATTTTTTTGAGTTCCTACAAAATGACAGTAGTTTCCACAAGTTCCATGCATTTGGGGAACTTTAACTGATTGATTTTCAAAGTTGTGGAACTGTGGAACTCTTTTTTTAAAATGACATCTACTTATTTGAGTGTTTTATATACTTTTTTGTAGATACGCCTCTTTTTTTGATTATTTTTACACAACCACAAAAGTACTTTCAATGATAATTGTCTCAATTCCAGTAAAGAATTATGTCAAAAAATACCTGATCAAGAAATATGGCACAACCCACACGGTAAGTAAGAAAACTTTCTTAGGATTGCTGCTTCTTGAACTTATTAATGACAAAGTAGAAAAACCGGAACGTAAATTCGAAGAACTTGATTCTTACGACATCAGTATTCCGGAGTATTATTTTAACACCAAAGGCTTTACCATCAACAGTGATAAGGCTAAGTTTCTGGGATTGTGCTTAGAGAAACTTTTCTTTGAGGATTATTATGCTTTTGTTGATTTGGAACTGGCAAAAGGAAAGCTCGATGCGTGCAAATCGGTGAAATTATTTTATCGTCTATATGATCTCCATGAACATGAATTGAAATTCGAAACCATGTACCGTAAATATCAGCGGTATAGCGGCGAAAAAATAACTGAAAAAAAGAAAACACTTATAGTTTATTAATAGTAAAAAAACTACGGGAAGCCTCATTTTTAAAGGTGGCAAAATACGACAGTTTTATAAAAATAAAAAAGTATGACATTTAATTGCGATGAACAGTTAGGCGGGTTTGCAATTTTGGATTTCTTCTTACTGGAAGAAACTTCTAATTGGCCATTAGTTGTTACGGACCAAACATCAAACCAAGTATCGATATCGCCATTTCCAAATGATGTTGAAGGAACGGTAGAACCGGAAAGCATTAAAGTATCGGTTAATTTAAAGAATGGTGCTGAGGGAGAAACGCATCAAATTGATATTTCTTTTAAGTTCATTACTCGAAGCGAATCTATCGAACAACTTTTAGATCAGTATTCCAATAAACCCGGAATTTCAATTGGCAAATTGAATACCGAATTTCAAAAAATGTACGGTACCAATCTCGAACCATTGTATATGAATTTCGAAGTTGACGAAGGAACAAAAATTGATGGTTCCGCAGCGGTAGAAGTCCGTATCAAAGGCGAAACTCGCAAAAGGCCTGTATATTACACGGTAGTTTAAAAACTGTCCTATTTTAAGAATTGATACTGAAATAATATTGTATTGTGAAATAATAGTAACGATACAATATTTTTATGAATTCAAATTTAGTCAGCTTATTAAATTCTCCTTGGATGATTACCGATTTGGGCGCTTCTTCATTGATGCCTAATTTGTTATCAATCGTAAGAGGTAATAAAGTTGAAATTGTAAATTCAAAACTCCCTGTTGTATTTTCTTCTATTGATGATGATGCAGAATATGAAGATATTACTGATTCATCTTCAAACTCTCAGTACATTACTGTACTATCTATAAAAAATCCATTATTCAAATACGATCAGCAATGCGGACCAATAGGAACTCGCACAATGATGCGTATTATGAAAGAATGGGAATCAAACGATTCAATCATAGGTGTTGTTTTGGATTTAGATTGTCCGGGAGGTCAAGTTTCTGGATTAGCTGAATTTGCTGAATTTCTACACAATTACACTAAGCCTGTAGTTTCATTTACAGACGGTACGCAAGCCTCAGCAGGTGAGTATGTTGCTTCTGCATGTAATTATAAAGTGGCTCATAAATATGCAGAATATTTAGGGAGTATTGGAACTATGTTAAAATACGTTGACTTAGATGGTATTTTAAGAAATGAAGGAGCTGTAATTGAGGATATTTATGCTACTGGATCAACGAGAAAGAATGAAGAGAAAAGAAAAAAAGAAATTGATAAATCGAACGGTTTATTAATTCAAAATATATTAGACCCTGCCCGCGAACAGTTTGTTTCTGATATGAAAAAATTTAGACCAAACATTAACGAATCCTTATTTGAAGGTCAAATCGTTAGACCTGAAGAAGCTCTTTCTTTAGGATTAATTGATGAAATAGGAACTATTAAAACAGCATTTGATAAAGTAATTGAACTTTCAAATGCTTCAAAATCAAAAAAATCAAATTCAAACACAAATATGAACACTAAATCGCTACCTAAAGTGGAAGCTGTTTTGGGTTTAGATGCTCCGTTAGCTTCGACTGACAACGGAAGCTATTTAAACGAAGGGCAGTTGGACACGATCGAAGCGCGTTTGGAAACATTGGAAACTGAAAACTCCACACTTCAAACGCAAGCACAGGAAGCAGCAACGGCGCACACAACTGCTGTTGAAGCTATCCAAGGACAATTAATAGAAGCGCAAAACAACGCAACTGCAGTGGAAGCTTCTGTAAACACTATTCTTGCAAATGCAGGATTACCGGTTGCCGGAACGTTAAACGAAAAGTTAGCAGCCATTAATGGTAAAGCTGAAGCTTTCGGGAAAATGGACGGAGATAAACCCACCAACGTAAAAATTGGCGCAAACAACGAAGGCTCGGAAGCAACTACGGTTGTTGGAGGTGTTGATGTTTCTGCTGCTTTGAATAACTAATTTTAAATACTAAAAGGCTATGTCTATTGTAACCACAGATTTAGTAACCGCTTTCGGAGCGTATTACTTAAACGAAGGGCAAAACATGGATCGTTTAAAAGCGGCTATTCGTCAGCCAGCTGTAACGCCATTACACGCCAAACCTATCATTGTTGACAGTGATTTGTATCGTTCTTCCAACAGTAAGTTGGGTGAAATTGTTCAAGGGTTCCAGAAAGGTTTTACTCCAAAAGGAGATTTGACTTTCGAACCAAACGAAATCCGTTTGAGAAACATCAAAATCGATTTATCTCTTTACCCGGATGACGTAAAAGGGAAGTGGTTAGGGTTCCTTGCTTCTTTGGATAAGCAGGAAAGAGCCGAGTGGCCAATCGTTCGTTATTTGTTAGAGAAAGAGGTTACACCTCAAATTCCTGACGATATGGAAATGAACGCTTACTGGGGCGGTTCTTATGTTGCTCCAACACCCGGAACTGCTACAACGGCAGCAGCTGCTTTAGATGGTTTGAAAAAAACTATCGATGCAGGATTATTGGCCGGTTCTGTTAACGCTATCACTTTGACAGCTTTACCAACTCCATCAACAATGTTTGATGCTGTGGAAGAGTTCGCTGATGATATCTATGCAGCAAACAACAGATTATCATCTGTTAAGATGAAAATCTTCATGGAGCCAGCTTTCTTAAGAAACTACTTCAGAGACAAGAGAAATACTCATGGTGCTGATACCAACTACTCAACAGTAGCTATCAACACGGTTGACTTCTCTCCAAACATCGAATTGGTTGCTTTACCTTCAATGGCGGGTTCTGGTTACATGTTTGCAACTCCGGCTGACAACTTGGTTCACTTGAGAAAAACAAACGGAATGGCAACTCCTAAAGTGGAAGAGTCAAAACGTGAAGTTTTCTTGATGCTTGACTGGTGGGAAGGTATCGGATTTGAGTATAACGAATTAGTATTCGCTTATAAACCTGCGTAATCATGGGAAGTCCAAAAAGTAATGCAGCTGCTCCGGCAGCTGCTACTTCAACAGAAGCTGAAGAAGCAAAAGTAAACGAGGTTGAGACTACGGCAGAGGAAGTAACTGCTGAAGCTACGGCAGAGGAAACTACTGCTGAAACTGCAGTTGCAACAGTTGAAACGGCAGAAGTACAGGAAGCAGAAGTTATTCCTTCCGGAGTATTTGTTGCAGAAGACGGAACCGAACTTGAATTTGCTGTGAAGCATTTCATTTACGACAGAAAAAAATATACTGTGGAAGAAGCGTTGGCGAATGCGCCCGAAGTTTTGGAAGCATTGTATCAGGCAAATTCATTCATTTTTAAAAAGCTGTAAGCAATGGCAATTACATTAGAAGATATCGGGGAAGAAGTATGTGAGCCGGTAGCCGGTTTATCCCCACAGATTTATTATTCGTTGCATGCAGATTATGTAAGCATCGAAGACCCTAAAGACATTTGCGGTACCGTTACGGCAACTACATTTGAGGAGCTTGTTGAAATTCCGGCCACACCTGGTCACGTAATGAAACCAACTAAGCAAATGATGAAAGCCGATTTAATTGTTGAGACTGGATCAATCAAGTCTACAATGATTGGAGAAAAAGGGCGTAGATTGTTCCAGAATGAATTGGTTGTAGAATTAGCCGGTTCTTCTGCTAAATTGTTGGGTTACCTTCGTTGGTTGAAAAACCAGAAGTTGGTTATCCACGCGGAAGAATACGGAAGCGGTACCATCAGACAATTAGGTTCTAAACGTTTGCCTGCATGGGCAGAAGGAATTGAGCACGCAATCGAGGCAGCTCTTGAAGGAAAGAACTCGGTAACCATTACTTTTATGGATAAGCAAAAATGGCCAGCGGCTATTTACAAAGGAGCATTGCAGTTAACCCCTGTAGTGTAATCTCATAATTTTTGGTTGGTTGTGTTGTAAAAAGCGTTCTGTAATGGAACGCTTTTTTTTGTAGGTTTGTAGGATTAACTCTTAATAAATTCTTATGAAAAAAATTCTATTTGCATTACTGATAATGCCAATTTTGCTATTTGGTCAAACGTATCCAAAAGATGCTATTGAACCTTTAGTTGGTAAAGAAATTAAGTTATTGCCATCAACATCAGAAACGGTTATAAAAAATGGTTATTATAATTTTTATGATAACCCTGATTTATCTTTTCGAAGTAGAATAAAAGCAAAACACGAAAAATTTTCAAATCAATTATTCCAAATAAAATCTTTTAAAAAAAATGCAGGTGATTCAAAAGATGAAATTTCTATTGAACTATACAATAAAAAAATAGGAACAGTATATTATGGGTATAAACCTTTTAGTGAAGGATTTTGGATTTTTGAAGTTATAGGCGGACTGTCATTTCATGATGGTTATTTTTGTAGAGATATTGAAATAAAAGAAGATAAGTTTACAGGTGTGAAAAAATATAATTCACCAACAGATAAACATGTTTTTTTTATAAAAGAGAAGGATGTTATTTACTTGTATCTTAAATCGCATGGAAAAACATTGAATATAAATCCAAAAGGGATTATAATTTTGCTTGATGATGGTTCTAAAATTGAAAATAATACTTCTATTATTGATGTTAAGACAGACGGATATGGAGATTATAATTACAGCGTTCTTTTTCCGTTGACAGCTGATGAAATAAAAAAACTGTCCGAACATCAAATTACAGACTATCGTTTATATGTTTATGATTTCAAAATAGACGTTGGGGAAGGTTGGTTTTACAGGGAATATTTAAAATGTTTGACAAAAACTAATAGTAATTAAAAACTTTTCTATATTTGTAATGCAAAACCATTTATCCAAAGGTTAAAATCCTTTGAACTTTTATCGAAAAAATATCAACAATAAGCGTAAAGCCTTGTTATGGTGATGGTGTCTCGAAAGAGCCCTAACTCTCAATCTTTGGATTGGTTTTGCACACCTTAGACAAGGCTTACGTGTTTTTAATACTTTAGAGTTATGCAAAACAAAAGTACAAACACAGCCCTTCATCCATCGGTTTTGGAACTGATGGACGAAAAAATTTTCGAACATCATTCTGTTAGAGATTGTATGGACGATTTAGAAAAAATGTATTTTAATTACGTGTGTGATGAAAACATTGAGAACGCCTACGACAGGCAAACAGCAACGGTTTCTTTTAAAGTGATTCACAAAGCTTTGACCTGTATTAGTTTGCACAAAGATCCCGACGATGTAGTGTATTGTGAAATTAGATTAGATTTGTAAATTAGCGGCTTATGTATGATTATCCACAACAAATCGAAGAGTTCCTACAGGAGAACTTTACACCAAGCGTTCCTGAGAATGCAAATGTAAAACTGACAACCAATAAATTACTTTTATTTTTGTTTCGTACCTTTCCGGAAGGATGTATTAATGATTATGATCTTAATGAAATTTTATTGAAACTTGGTTACAAACGCTACACTTATACGCATGAGGAGTATATCGAGGTGAAAAAAGAAAAAGCGAAGGTTTACGAAATTCATAAAGAAATCGTTCTCGGATGGTGCTTGAAATCAGAACTGGATTTGCATATTGAAGAAGTTACTGATAAAACTAAAATTTGATTTTATGAAATTAGAAGAATTAATAAAAATTCATTTCAACAAAATTAAAGCAGAGATTCCAGATGCTGAGAATAAATCAAAATGGAGTTATCAATTTGATTTTATACCTGATGATGTATTTGATTTTAACGATATAGATTATTATGATAAAATGAAACTTCTAATACAATATCCATTTGTTATAGAAGAATATCCATCAGGATTTTTTAGGGTTATCATTAAAAACCATTCCTATACAAAGTAATATAAACCACTCCTAACCGAGTGGTTTTTTTATGTCCTATTTTTAACACTTTCCATTTATCAAATTTGTTCTATGATAATAATAGAACAATGGTTATATAACGGTTCGTCTTATTCTGAAGGCGTTTTACTTTATGCCCAACAATCAGGGTGTAACAAAGTTTTACTTTCCAAATTCCAAAAGAAAGAAACGCCATTACTTCACGAAAAATTGAAGTATGAGCTGAAGAAATTACTGTCTGTTCCTAAAGCTGTGTCCCAACCTAACACAACATTACACAAGGTTGTTCAACCTAAATCGGTAAAGCAGGCAGTTACATTGCAAATTGAAACAGAGGAGAAGAAACAGGCGGTTTTATTTCACGAATTGCCACCGGAACTCCGGCCGGTTCTTTTGGAAGCAAATACACTATTTCGGGAGATGTGCCTGCTTAAAGTGCAACTCAATGAACTACCTGCCCATGCTGAAAAGGAAGCATTGAAAATTCAGCTGCTTATAAATTCCAAACGAAAACGAAATCAATCCTGTTGGAGCGAAATCGAATATTTCCAAACACACAAGGTGTTGCTTCAAAAGAAAGCGGATGAACTGGAAAAACTTTCTCCGGCGCAACTTATCAGAAAGGAGCAATTACTGTTTTCCGCAATTTCTAAACTAAAAAAACGGAAATCGGAAAACGAAAAGCAGTTGGAAACTACCGAAGACCTTAACACGAAAAACAAACTCACAAGAGCATTGATGAAGCAGGAGGAGAATATCATCATCAAAAAAGAACAGTTGGATAAAATTAAAACCCTGATAAATGGCTAAGGATAAAAGACCGATGCTTATCAAGCGTGGTGATACTACGTTTGAAAAGATAAAAGCCTATTTTATTAATCCTGATTTATATCCGTTGTCGGATAAAACGCGCGATATATATGAGCGTTACAACGAGATTTTTAAACTTCGAGTGTCATATTGGTCCACACAGCAAATAGTGAATAAGCTTGTTGAGGAAAAAGGGATTTGTTTAGCACAGGCTTATTTGGATGTTAGGAACTCTGAGAATCTTTTCGGGAATGTTTTGAAAGCTGATGCGGAAGGTTCAAGAGCATTGTGGATAGAATGGACCAGAGATTTGTTGAAGCGTGCAAGGCAAAATAATGACAGGAAATCGGAAACAGCCGCTTTGAAGTTATTGGCTGAGTATGGAGGTTTTTCGGGCGAAGACAATGCAGACTTTAATCCTGAAAAATTAGAGAATGTAGAAATCAAATTTGCAATTCCGAAAGAGCTCTACAAGTATTTGAAATTGCCGGATAATCAAGGTGTTGATGATTCCAATTTATCGGCACCAATTGATATCGAATTTGAAGAAATAGAAGAAGACGATGCAGAACAAAGCGAAGACTAAACAGCTTAATCTTAATATTCCGCAGGCAAAAGCGTTTGTGAATATGAGACAAAAGAATTATTGGGAGTGGAGTCGTGGAACGGGTAAATCAACCGGACTGGCTTTCGGTATGCGTCAGTTTGTGGTGCAAATGCCGAGAGCTTCCTTCTTTTTGGTTGGCGCTACCTATTCGCAGATATTGTCCAGAACATTACCGTCTACCATTGAAGGGTTGGAAATGTTCAATTTATATCAGGATGTCGATTATGTAGTCGGGCGGTCAGGAAAGAAGAATGGATTTCTTATGCCGTTTCAACCGCCAAACCAATGGAACAATATCATTCATTTTAGTAACGGTTCTATATTCCAGTTGGTTTCTTTGGATAACCCTAATACAGGGCGTGGTCTTAATTCTTATGGTGGTATCGGAGATGAAGCTGCATTGCTTGATCCGGAGAAGTTATATAACAATGTGAAGACTACCAACCGCGCAAAGAAGGAGATATTCAAAAACTCTCCGATGCTTGGTGCTGAGATATACGCTTCTTCCACGCCAATTACCAAAAAGGGTAAATGGTTTACTGATATCGAGCAGGAAGCCAAACGAAGACCGGACTTATACTATTTTGGTAAGGCTAACTCATTTGCTAATGCGCACAACCTACGTAAAGGATGGTTTGAGGATATGAAGGCTGAGTCGCCTTCTGAGTTGCTGTATAACGCTGAGATTCTAAACATCAGGCCAAAGGAAATTACAGACGGGTTTTACGCTAACATTAACCCGGACCGTCATTACTACAAAGATTATCGAGCCTCTTACTTGGAGGGGTTGGATGCCGGGTTATTCAACACCACAAACAATGACGAGCTTATCAGGCAGAACTTCAATTCTAATCAGGACAATGATGTGCTTCACAATGAGCCGCTTATATTGTCGGTAGACTTCGGGGTGTTCAATAGCTTGGTGGTATCACAGAAGCATGACAATGAGTACCGGGTGCTTAAGTCTATGTGGGTCAAGTCTCCGAAGTTATTGGATGATTTGTTTATTGAACAGTTCATACCGTACTATAGACCGCACCAGGAGAAGATGATATACTTGTATGGCGGCCACGATGGTAACAACCGTTTGCCGAACAGTAGCCTTACTCTGTTCCAACAGATACAAGAACTACTCACAAAGCATGGGTGGACTGTTATGATTATGACACGTGGTGCAGCGGCCACACACTTCGAGAAGTATCTATTGCTTAACGCTATGCTAAAGGAGTATGACCCACGACTCCCGAAGATACGTATCAATGAAGCAAATAATCCTGATCTTATAATTGCGCTGGAAAGAACAGAGGCCGTTGAGTCTTTATCAGGCGTGGATAAGAATAAGAAGGATGAGCGAAACAAAGAGTTTCCGCAGCAGCACGCTACCCACCTTACCGATGCCTTCGATGTGCCTATCATTACCATGTACAACGACATGTACAAAGGGTTTGGTTCGTTCACCAATGAGTTCCAAATCGGAGTTTCCAAATAGCTATTTTCATATATCCTGCATTTTAAGAAACGGAAAGTGTTAAAATTTTTAGGGACTGTCGCGCCTTCGCGCTTAAAATTAAAAAAAAAGGGAATAAATATAATTATAAATAACTGATTTTTAAACAGTTAATGTTTTAAAAATTAGAAAATCACTTCAAATATGGTGGTCTTTTTATCTAAAAAGTACTGTCCTATTTTTTTTTAGCCTGAAAACTGAATTTTACATCATGGAACAGGATTTTATTTCGCTTTCAGATGCTTTGAAAATTTTCTCTTTGAAAGATGAAAAAGGGATGTATAAGCCTTTCGATATTTCATACAGAACTTTTAATGAGCAGACAAAAAAGGGTGGAAAGTTGAAAAGTTACAAGGGTGTTAAATACTTACCGGAAGCATTGGATTTGAAAAAGCAAAATCGCGAAACAAATCATTTTGAAAACCGGACTCGGAATATTGAAATCGCACCCAATGAATTCCGAAAACTGAAAATCGATTTCATTGTTTCAATCAACAACAAAAAAGTAATTTACTAATGAGTGGTCAAACAGAATTTTTAGGAACCCAAATAGCAGTATCAACCCTTACCAATGGTGTTACTGCTGCATACACTTTTAAAAATTCATCGGATAGACTGGACACTACAGTTACCGCTGTAAAAGTTGATGTAAAAGACAAGCAGGGAGAAGTTGCATCGTGGGGAAAGAACAACGATTACCCGCAACAAATAATGAAAGCCGTTCGTCTGAATGGTTCCGCTTCTTCCGGATTACGTTTTTTGAGAAAGGCGCATTACGGTAACGGACTTGTTTTAGTGAAAGACGAAGCCAACGAAGCTGGTAAAAAAGTAACGAAGGTTGTTCCGCTTTCAGAAGTACAGGACATTTCAGAGTTTTTTAAAAAATCCCAAATGGCACGTTTCTGGAAAGAAAGTATTGCCGATTTGGAATATTTCTCAATTGCATTTCCGGAATACGTTCTTTCTGAAAACTTCCAAACTATCAACCGAGTAAAACGCCAAAAAACCGCATGGTGCCGTTTTGAAATGATGAATGAAGAAAACGGACTTGTGGAGCACGTTTATATTTCAGAAGCATTTGGGAAAGGTGGTTCTGTTGATTTGGCGGGAGAGTTTGTTGAAAAAATACCGTTAATAGATTCCTATTGGACTCCGGAAGAAGTAAAAGAATACTGCAAAATCAATGATATTAAAAAATTCATTCGTCCTGTATTCTTTCCTTTAATTGAAGAAGCTTTTTATCCTGAAAGTGAGTGGCATGCAGTTGCAAAAAGCGGTTGGTTAGAAGTGGCAAACTCAGTTCCTGCATTAAAGAAAGCATTGTTTCAGAACCAAATGACGATCAAATATATTATTGAAATTGATGAACGTTACTTCGAAAAACTATATGCAGAGAACTGGTTAAAAATGAAACCGGAGGAACGTATAAAAATCCGAGAAAAGGTAATCGATGATATCAACGCTTCTTTGGTTGGTAATGATAAAGCAGGTAAATCCATCCAATCAATGAAAATCATCGGAACGGATGGTAAACCGGTTTCGGCTGTAACTATCACCTCTATTGATGATAAACTTAAAGATGGGTCTTATTTGCCTGAAGCCGAAGCTGCAAACTCAGAAGTACTATTTGCTTTAGGAGTTGATCCTTCATTAATTGGTGCGGGAATACCAGGAGGAAAACTTGGAGCCGGTTCCGGTTCAGACAAACGTGTTGCTTTTGATATTCTGAACTCACTTTACAAAACTAATCGCGAAACCACTCTGGAGATTTACGAGTTCATTTCTCAATATAATAATTGGGACCAGACTATTAGAGCCACTTTCGAGAATACTAAAGTGGAAACATTAGATAAAAACCCAACAGGAACCACAAACGTAGCATCATGATTTTAGCAACTACCGACGATTTAAAAAAATATATTTCAATTTCAGGAAGTTTTCAATTTCCGGACTTTGAGCCGTATGTAAATAAGGCTGCCGATTCTTTTACTGTAAAGTATGTAGGCAATCTGCATACGGAATTGGATGCTGTCCAAACAGGAACAGATGCAGTAATTAAAAACCAAGCTCGAGAACATTTGCGCAGTGCATTGGCAAATTTCGGATACTTCATGTATTTGCCTTATGCTTCAGTGATGATGGATAGCTCAGGTATTTCTGTTGTGAATAGTGATCAACGAAAAACAGCGGAGTGGTGGCAAATAAAAGACATTCGTCGCGAGCTTCTTCGTTCTGGTCATCAGTCCATGGATTTGTTGTTGAAATTACTCGAAGCAAATCCGACAAATTTTACAGATTATGCCACAAACTACAGCACAATAAACAATGAATTGTTGGTGAATTCCGCAATTGTGTTTTCAAAATATTATAATATTTCCGAAAGCCGTCAGACTTATTTGGCATTGCAGCCAATGCTTCGATTGGTTGAAGATCAATATTTGCACACATTCCTTTGTCCGGAGCTTATTACAGCATTAAGGCCAGAAGTTACCGGCAATCTTTTAAAATTGAAAACTGCCATTCAAAAAGCAATGGTAGCCTTTACGGTTGCCAAAGTTTCAAATATAGGCTTGTTTATTCTTGACGATAAAGGCCTTCGTATTGATTTTGAAAACATGATGGACGGTAGACGCGAATCATCGTCATACGGAAAGACTGTAGATCAAACTGAAAAATTAGCAATTGAGCAAATAAATAACGGCACACAATACCTTCAGTTAGCCAAACAAATCATAGAAGATAACCCGACTGATTTTACACAATGTGCTTCCCCTTTGATTCAATCAAATTCAACAGGGGGATATTCTTCCTACGATACTAAAGGGATTTTCGGGCTTTAAAGTGTCCTATTTTTTTGACACACATTATTACAATTTTACATTATGGGAATAACAGCATCAAACAATCCTTTTTCATGTGATCCGGCAATCGTACAGGCCGTCGGTAACTTTTTGATTTCCACCGGAACGGTAACGATGGATGATTTATTTCTAACTGCATCGTTAGGATTTTCATGTAAAATTGGAGGTGTTGTTTATGAAAATACTGAAGTTTTTTCCATAGCAATAGCACCAACGCTTCCGGATTTAAAAAGGATTGATTTTTTGGTAATGAATACTTCCAATTCTTTTGAAATAATCGAAGGAGAACCGTTTACGGATGTTGTTGTGGAACCATTGGTTCCGAATGATAAGGTTTTTGTAACGTCGATTCATGTATTCGGAGAGAGTATAAATGTTTCAAATCCAATTCCGGGCACTCAATTTGTCGAAAAGGTTGAATTTGAAGATAGCGTAGTAACCGATAGCGGTTCATTTTCAATCAAATTACATGATAAGAGTACTGCATTCATTCTAACTGGTGCGGTTACTGAGGTGTTAGGTTTTGAAATGATTGACGAATTTCTAACATCTGATTTTTATATCGGAAAGGAATTGAGAATTGAAAATCAAACAGGAGCGCCTTTTCCATTCAAACATAACGGAGCAACAAACCTCCCGGCACTTTTTCCACTTGAAGAAGATTTCATTGTTAACGATAAAGATGTTCTTGTCTTCAAACCTCAAAAGTTTGACCAATTAGGTGCGAAGCTTATTAGCGTAAACAGAACTTTCTTCGAAATAGACGCAATTAATGGGCTTCAAGGTATTTTGGATTTAAAAGCGGATTTGGTTTCAGGAAAAGTACCAGCATCACAGCTTCCAAGTTATGTTGATGATGTTGTTGAAGTATCAGATTACGCTTCGTTGCCGGTTACAGGAGAAACTGGGAAGATATATGTTACTATTGACAACAATAACCAATATCGATGGAGTGGCTCGGTTTATGTCATATTTAACGCAGGAATTACTTTAACTCAAAAATCAATAACGTCTTCAGATTTAACCAGCCAAGATGTTGAAGGATTCCGGGATTACATAAATGCACTTTCCCCGAACTTGACAATTGCCACAAATGAGGAAGTGACTTATGTGGTAACAGATACACATCAGATTTTTAAAATATTTGCAAATGGGGTTACGGTTGGTTTAGGGCAAACAGCATTAACAAGCGGTCAGGTTTTAGAACAAAGAATTTCAGATATTTTCAATCGTGAAAAATTCATGAATTGGAAGACAATTAAATTTGATGCTTTAGGTGGTAGCCAGTCGGCGATAAACTCTTTTGGTGGGACTTTGGCAATTACAGCAGGGACAAACACCACAAAAACAAGTACATATAACACCGTAAACTTTATTGACACAGTTCGACGTTTGGGGTTAGTTTCAGCAACTACGGCCGGGAGTAGTGTTCAGCGAGTAATTAGTACTGGTATTCCCTGTTCGATGAAGTCAGGATTTTATTTTTGTGCTGACATTATGCCGTCTGATGCTGCAACCGTAGCGAACAGACGAAGCCTTATTGGTTTGGGCACATCATTTGTTTCGCCAATTGGAAACATAAATCCATCGAGTGCTACTTCGTGTATTATAATGGCGAATGATTCGGCGGAAACAACTTTTTCAATTATGCACAATGACAACAGCGGCACTTGTACAAAAGTTGCTATGGGAGCTAATTTTCCTGCGACTACTTTGTCGGCAGACTTGACAAGAATTGAAATGTTTGTTTTTCCAGGCGGAACAGTGTGCTTTTACAGAGCTACAAGGATAAATACAGGTCATATTTATTGCGGAATGATAACAACTAATCTGCCTACACAAAATGCCCCTTTATCATTAGGTTTTTGGGCAAATAACGAAACTACAGCCTTAGCAGTTGACCAGGCTTTTACACAAATAACAATCGCAACATCTTATTAATTATGTATCAATTTTCAACATACAGCGGAAAACTTAGAAATACTGAAACGGGAGTTGTCTTTTTAAATGACGAGCGCGATCCGTTATATCCGGCTTTCAAAGCATGGCAAGTTAAGGAAAATGAATTAGTTATTGTTGACTTCTTTCCGGGTGAGGAAGATGAATATCAAAACTCAAAAATTGCATTACTTGAATGTTATCCGGAATTGTTCGGGATGAATTTACAATTATTGCAACTCGATAATCTTCCTGGCATAAAACGCTTGGAACCAATTTCGGACAAAGGGCTGAAAGGTGAAAAAAAATACGTAAAAGACGGTCAATTAATTTGGTCCATCACAACAAAATACTGGTTTGAAAACGATGCTGAATTTCCAGACGGTGTTACCAAAATAGTAAAACTGTTTACCATTGGAGGCGATGTGGCCGATAGTTGGACTAAACAGGTTGAATTATCCATTGATGACAAAGAGGTTATCCGAAAAGAGCAGCGTGAACGCATCCTTACGTATTTCAAAAGTCAACAGCCGGAGTTATTCGGGTTGCTTTATACATTCTTCAAATCAAATATTGATGAATATGTTTCGGTTGGAAATAAGCAAGTCTTTGAAAATGTCTTGACAGATGCTTCCTTAAACCACGAAGTACAAATGGTTAAAGATACGCTTACAATGACAATACCAACGCAAGCCGGTGGAACCACAACGGTGTTACAAGGAATTTTAAACGAATTGGTGTAATTATGGAAAAACGTATCACAAAACTAGAAGTTATTTTGGCGGTTTTACTGTTGTTTATTCCGCTTATTTTAATGGCTGTAAACCGTGAAATCCGTTCCAGTATAAGTAACTATGCTTATTCTGATTTTAGTTACGTATTCGTAGCCCTGTTAACCATTGCAAGTGCATTGTTTGCATATAACGGTGTAATTCACGGAAAGAAATGGTACAATATTGCATTGGGATGTTCATTGCTTGGTGTGGCACTTACTCCACACTTAGACTTTCCGATTCTTCATTACACTTTTGCCGGGTTGTTTTTTTTGGGAAGTGTGCTCACAATGATAATTTTCAGTTCGCCGGCACAGCGCGAATTAAAAATAGTCCTCGGAACATTGATACTAATTGCAATGATGGCGCACTTCATTTTTGATTTGTATAGCTTATTAGTTGCGGAGTGGATTGGCATACTCCCAATTTGCATTCACTTCATAGGCGAAAGCCTCCGAAAATTCGATTAACCAAAAACCAAATACCACATGAAAAACTATTTCTTATACCTGCTAACCTCTGTTTGTTTGTTTTTTACGCCGATTCGCGGTCTTCTTTTAGCCGTTGGAATGGCAATCTTCCTCGATACCATTTTCGGTATTTATCGCGCCGTAAAAGTCAAAGGGTGGAAATTCGTAACCAGTCGCAAACTTTCAGAAATCATAAGTAAAATGCTGTTGTACCAATTGTGCATCATTTCCCTTTTTACCATCGATACTTATTTGTTATCCGAATTCTTTAAACAATGGTTTTCGATTCCTTTTTTCGCAACAAAAGTATGCGCTATTCTATTGATTTTCATTGAAACGGTAAGTATTAAGGAAAACTTCGAAAAAGCTACAGGAAGGGATGTGTGGGCGTTAATTAAAGGCGCACTCGGCAGGGCAAAGGAAGTGAAAGATGGTGTTAACGATATAATCGAGTAATCATGGCAAATAAATATTCATTTGTGAAATTGGAAAAGTCTCCGGCAATACTTGTCGAAGCGGTGAAGTTAATCGGGACTAAAGAAATTATCGGGAAAGACCACAACCGTAAAATATTGGATTGGGCCAAAGCGATAGGCTGGCAGGAAGTGTACACGAACGATGAAATTCCGTGGTGCGGTTTGTTCATTGGTTACTGTGCAAAAATGGCAGGCGTACAAGTGGTAAAAAACCCGCTTCGAGCTTTGGCGTGGAACGATTACGGTACTTCGGTAGAACCAGGCGGTGAAATGCTTGGCGACGTTTTGACGTTTGCCCGTTCCGGAGGTGGGCATGTAGGCCTTTACGTTGGTGAGGATAAAACCCACTTTCACGTTCTTGGAGGAAACCAAAACAACGAAGTAAGCATTGTTCGAATTGATAAAAGACGTTTAGCCGGATGCCGACGTACTGCATGGAAAAAAGCACGCCCACTGAACGTTCGAAAAATCTTTTTAGATGCTACGGGTGTTGTAACAGAAAATGAAGCGTAATATGATAGCACCATATATCCAAACCATCCGAACCATTTTTATAGTAATCCTAATCGGGATTGCTATTTGGTTTTATAAAGATTGGGAGTTTCAGAAATCCGAAAACGTTCGTCAAACCGAAAATTTTAGGCAAACACAAATCGAAGATA